CTTTTCTCTATCTGCCGTTGGTGTTCATGCCCGAGGCAGATAGCCTCAAGCACCCGCAGCAATTCTACTTAACTATCCTTTTCCCGCAAACCGTTTTTATCCCCAGCGGCAAATCGAATACACCACCAGCGCCACCGCCATCGCAATTCCTACCGTTGTGAATGCTTCAGGCCAGGTCATTGATTCACCTCCTGCGGCGGTTCTGGTAGCGACATCCAGTGGGTTGCTTGCCTAAGATCATTACCCGGACTAACTGCTATACCTCCGCGCCGGAACGTGCCTCCGAGATAGCGTGCGGAATATATTAATGGCCCAGCCTCGCTATCGATATTCATCGAAATAAGCACGTTCTGGCTCTTTTCAGGCATTCGCTCAGTACAGCTTATCCAGCCATCCAGAGTTATCGGAGATCTGGTTGACGTTTCCGAGATTTCCCGAAAATTGTTGGTTGACGAATTCTTATTTTCCCGAAAGTTTCCGGCCTGAAGCATGGCGACGCGGCAGGCGTTCCAGCCATCAGCATATGTTTTAGTTACACCGTCGAGATGGCAGGTAAGCAAATCCATTTCATCAGGCACTACCATTGCTATCGGCTCTGCTTCCAGTGATGCCAGCGCGATACGAAACACATTAGCCAGCAGGCTGTCTGAAGACTTGTTATCGTGCGCCGAGTCGCTCAGGAAGCCTGTGATGTATGATTTAATCTCCGCGCGTTCTCTGGTAATAGTGCTCATATCAGTTTTCCTTATACGGATTAATTTTATTGTGCAGTGCGCTGAATGATTCCCATGTCACATCGGTATATAGCTCAATAACTGGTTCAAATGTCCTTCCAATTATCCAGACCAGTAATAGCGGGGATATCGGTATCATCAACACTATAAACAGAATGAAAAACAGAAACTCTGTTGTTCTGCTCTTTCGTGGGTAATTTTTTTCTAAATAATGTTTCATTTCTTACCGCCCTTTCGGGCGGCCTCCTGATGTTCTGAGGGTGCAGGAATCCCTCCGGTTAAGGATTTAATAAAAATCGTTTCTGATTTAAATCTTCAGTATTTAGTTGTTAGTTGGTTTATCGCCTTTATGCTTCAGCCTTATTTCGCAACCAGACACAAACCGGGCCATCTTCCGTATCATGAATGGAACCAATAAACCAGCCATCGCCCTCTGGTCGTTCCGGTTCCCATGCAGAAATATCAGCATCACACGCATCAAGGTCAGCACATCCTTCATCTCTGAAGCAGAGGACGTATTGAAGATTATTTTCCTCCATCCAGGCGTTAAACTCTTCCGTTGAAATATATTCCCGACCATCACAGAATTTTTCATATTCAGGATGTGTCCAGTAGCCATATCCGTCACGAACTACCGGCATTTCTTTAATTTCACTCACTGTTAACCTCCTGCAACGCTACACGATACGCCTTCTTTATCCACGCCTTACTGCCATATAATTTCGTCTTCATAATAAACACACCTGCACGACTCGCCGATATCCCCGGACAGGTTAACAGCACAGCATCCACCACACGGTTATGCTTCCGAAACTCCATTACAGTACTGCTGATAACCACCTGCCCCACCGGGCCGTAATCCTGATACAGGATTTTCACGCAGACACCCTCCTGTCGAAATAAACGTAGTTATTCACTATGCGCAGCGGCATGCCTAATTTTCTGGCAATTTCCCTTCTTTGCATGCCTCTCTGATGCAGTTGCCGCGCCAGCTCAATATCACGCTGAGAATATTTTGCCGACGGGTGAAAATCACCACGTAACATCATGCTGATGCCCAGCTCCCGTGCCTTCGTTCTCACTGCCGCTTCAGTTCGTCCGATAAGTGCGCCAACGCTTTTTACCTTCATCGTTCCCGCACACTGCCGGAGTATCATGATTTCCGCCCGGCACCACGTCTTCCACCCACTCACCGCTGCTGTTCTCTGGTGGCGGTAATATCCCGGAGAATATCCCGGCACTTGTTCAGCTCCCGCAGCGCGGCGCAGACTCGCTCCCACTTCTGAACCTGACCTTTTGCCCGGCGCAGCTCGCGGTTAGCCACATGCAGCGATGGTAAAATCAGACCATCCGGATGCTTTCTGGTGAACGACGGCTGTGACTGCACTGTGACCGCCACACTTTCCGTTTTTATTTCTTCCTGTGTTTCCGCTTCCCCGACTGGTAACGCAACACCTGCTGGCTGAGGAAAGGCTTTACCATCCGTTTCCGTTATGGATGCGGCTTTCGGCTCTGCCGGTAAATCAGCGCCCGGTATGCAGTACCGAAATTTACCGCCCTGATTCACGCGAATCAGACGCCCTTTGCTGATTGCCATGGCCAGTGATGAATTCGCCCGGCGGGAGGTAATCCCGAACATCAGTGCCAGCTCATCCGCCGTTTGTGGGCCATGATGTTCAATCGCCTCAGTCAGCATTTGCGCTGTCACTTTCGGTACCGGTGACACTGGTTCACTTTCACCAGTCTGAGTCAGCCACCACATCGACCCCTTGTTATCCGCTTCACCACGGCGCTTCAGTTTCCACAGTTCGTTGACAGCATCTTCGCGGCTGATTCCAAGGCGCGATGCCACTACCTGTGAAGAGGCTTTTTTCAGTGCTTTCAGTGCGTCAAATACGGTTTCCATTAATATTTCCTCCGACAAAATCGTTTCTCAGATTCAAATAAAACCAGCTGCCTTCCGGCGTTCGTATTCCTGTTTCAGCCGTTCAATTGGCGTTGGCCCTTGCGGGTGTTTCGCCCCTTCCAGTTGTCGTCGCACTGGCGGAACACTCATCCCGTTACCAACATGCTTTGCCCATTTCGTCAGTTGCCGTTCCGCAAGTCGTTTTAACTCACCTTGCGTCATCTGGCGCTCAATCCCTCTGGTACGCATTTCGAGGCAGATGTGGTACAGCACAGGCTGTGGCCACGGGTATTTATCACTCCCGTCGTATCGCCAGGATTCATTGCGCCAGCGCCGGTACTCTTCCATCACGGCATCCACCGTAAGACCAAATGGATTTGCCCCACTCTCCGAAATCAGCGCAACAAACTCAGCCAGGTCCGGGGGCCACGTTTCACCCGCCCGGCAGCGGTCCATGCACTGACGGCACACCAGACGGATTTGCTGTTCAGTCATCGCACCAATCTGGGCAATCCAGAGCTTCGAAGGTGCGGCCCCGTTCTTCTGAGTCCAGCGGTTCGAATACACCTCCCCCATGAGCTCCCACAGCTTCCAGGCCGTTTCCGTTGCTGATAAATCCGTTGTCACGTTCCCACTGTTCGCGTGCAGCCCGGATTTCCTGAACTGCCCGTGATGCCGTGCCACCTGATGCTGCATGGCTTCCCCCCTTGCTGACTGGTTTTACCTGTGCCCTGACGTGCTGCACGTGGCGGGCAAATTTCTGCTCCCACTGAACCTGCGTGAAAACCTTCCCCTCCGCCATCCAGTAATCCCGGAATGCGGCAAGCTCAGCAGGTGTAAATTCCGGCTCAGGCAGAGCCATACCCCACACTGCTGCCCGTTGTCGAAAATCCGGCGACGGCTGCCAGACAGTAGTCATCGAAAATTTCCCGATCGGTTCGCTCAGGCCGTCCAGGTATTCAGGTTCGGCTGTCTGCAACGGCGCACCATTCGACTCACTGGTCGGAATACTCTCGCGCGCGTTATGTGTGGGGTTTAATTCTGTATCTGTATCTTTATCTGTATCTTTATCTGTCGTGACTTGTCGTGACAGATGCGTGACACGTCGTGACTCATCGTGACAATCAGCATTATGTTTCCGCAGCTTTTCCCGCTCCCGCTGCGCTCTCTTGCGCTCTGCCGGGGATTTTGCCGTTTGCGAAACGTTACCATTGTCCTCTTTCAGCACCTGACGTTTTTCCCATCCGGAAATAAGGTCACCATCCAGAACCCGCCCCTGCATTGCATGCAAAATTGAATCAATTACGTCTTCCGTCACATCAAGCGCACTTGCTAAATCTTCCGTCGTGACATCAATGTGACCACGTAGTGACACGCCGTGACATGTCGTGACATTTCGTGACGCGCTCACCAGAAGATGGATATACACTGCCATCACTGTTGCGATTGGCTGTCCTGATACCCTGGCAATCGTTCGCCACTTGGGGTCATTTGGCATGTCATGCCACAATCTGAGCCAGGCATTAGCCATACTCACCTCTTCTGATACCGAACTTTACCCTCGAACATCCGGAAGAAATCCGGCATGAATATTGTTGGTCAATGCACGACAACA